TGACGCAGGAGAAGATTCAGAGTACAATGATGGGGATGTACCCTGCTGATCATGAAATACAATGAAGAAGAACTCCTAAGGGAGTTGAAAGATTACATTGCAGGCACATACAATCAGCATTATGCAACTGACAAGATTCAGACGCTAGATCTGATTGATGCCTGTGGTGATGCTGAAGCATTCTGTAGGAGTAACATCCTAAAGTATGCTTCTCGTTATGACAAGAAGGGCACTGCCCGTCGTGACATTATTAAAATCCTACATTATGGATTGTTGCTGCTTTATTTCAGCGACCAAAGTGCAAACCGTGAAGACTATCCCAACCGATGACCGTAATTTCCCGCCCAACTATTGAAGTCCTTAAGAACTTTTGTTCGATTAATAAATCAATCGTTATCAAACCTGGCAATACAATTGCTACTCTTAGCATCAACAAAAACATTCTTGCTATCGCTAAAGTCGAAGAGCAGTTTGATTCGCAGATTTCTATTTACGATCTGGGTGTATTCCTTGGCGGTCTGTCTCTCTTTGATTCGCCAAAGATCGATACTACCGAGTCCAATTACGTCACTGTAAGTGATACTGCTGGTAAGTCGAAGACACGTTTCTTCTACGCTGATCCTGATATTATTACTCAACCTCCTGAGAAAGAAATTAATCTTCCCAGTTGTGATGTAGATTTTATTCTTCCTGCTACGGCATTGCAGCAATTGCAACGTGCTGCAAGTATCTATCAATTGCCTGATTTGTGTCTTCATGCTGATGGTCCTCAGATGTTCTTGTCTGTGACCGATCGTAAGAACGATACTTCTAACAGTTATTCTGTTCAGGTAGAAGGTATGCCTATGGAAGACAATGACCGATTCTGTTATTGCTTCAAGGTAGAGAATCTGAAACTTCTGCCTGGTGCATATCATGTTTATATCAGCAACCAGAACGTTGCTCGCTTTGAAGGTGAAAACATTAAATACTTCATTGCACTGGAGCCCTGATCTTAATGCGACACATCCTGTTTACTTTGAAAGGTTGTCCCTTTCCTCTTTGTAATGATGAAGCACATATTCGCAACGTTCTTGTGAATGCTGCTGTAATGGCAAGGAGCACACTACTAGATGTGTCCTCTCACAAGTTTGATCCACACGGTGTTACTGCTATTGCACTTCTCGCTGAATCTCATATCAGCATCCATACTTGGCCAGAGAAGTG